TATCAGCAAATCCATCCTCTGGAGGATCTTCACTAATAACTCTTAGTGCGTGAACTGCACCAGAAGTTCCACCAGTTATATTCTCTCCAATACTAAACATTCCAGATACATTTGCGACCTCTAAAACATTTGTAGTAGCACTCCATGTTCTTACTCTTGCTGTGTGTCCTGTGATAGATCCAGTGACAATTTCATTAAACTTAAAGTTACCACTATTGTTGAGTGAAGGATTACTAATCGTAATTGTTGGACTAGATGTGTATCCAGCACCAGCATTAGTAATATTAATAGCACTGATTGTTCCAGCAGCACTCACAACTGCTTCAGCAGTTGCCCGTGTATTTCCTGCACCAACAGGTGCGCTAATGGTTACAGTAGGTGCTGTGGTGTACCCAGAACCTGCGTCAGTAAGTGTTACTATACCAACTGCTCCATCACCTATAAAGACCGTTCCAGCAGCACCTGTACCTCCTCCACCAGTAACTTGAAGTGTGGGAGCAAGAGTATATCCAGAACCTGGATTTGTAATGACAATTGACTGAACAGATTTTAAATTATCACTAACATTAAAATTGCATACATTAATACCACTAATCATAGTGGCAGTAAGAATACCAGTCACACCACCAGTGGGTGCAGAACTAACTCCAATAGTTGGAATAGCACTATAACCACCACCTCTATTACTAATATTAATTAATCTAATAGAACCCTCAGTATTAAATCCAATTTCTGCAGTAGCAGTTACACCAGTTCCTACTAGGGTAAGAGTTTGAGATGATCCTAGAAGTGTAGTAATACCATCTTCTGAAGTTCCATCTGCCTCATCACCTGTGAGAACATCATCAATCTCAGAGACTCCAGTGTCAATAATTTCATCTTCGTAACGGAAGAGTTCACACTTCAGAGTGTATACATAAGTTTTCTGAAGTTGATAGAATGGTTTCTCATGTTCTACATATTTAATTTCAAATAAACGATCACCTAGTGGAAAATAAACTAGATCTCCCTCTTTAGGACGGGTAGTTAACTTTACATTAGATTCGTTTTTAAGTAATGGTTGAATATATGTCTCCCATCTCTCCCTAGAAATAACAAGAGTTACTTCATTAGTTTGCTCAATACCAAATTTTGATAATAATGTGGGATTGTCTGCATAACCATCAAAATTATCAATATATGCTTCTAATGGATATGAGTCGTTAAATGTAGATTGTACAACCTCTCTTATAATCGTTTTTTCACTCATATACTTACGAGGAAGATAGTGTATTTCAACACCATACATCCTCAACTGTTCGTTGATTAGATCTTGAACTAAGTTCTGCTCAGACCTAGCACCTTGTTGAAAAAACGGGTTAAGTGCCATTATCCTATCATATCAAGTGGAGGAAGTTCATATGTATTAGACATCTGCTCTCTGATAATTTCTAGATCTCTATTAGCATCATCATAAATTTGTCTACCATTTAACTCTACTCCACCAGGTAATTTGACTCCTTGAAACTTAAGTAAATTTTGACCCCACTGTCTCTTAAGTAAAGCAGTAGTATATCTTTTTAAGAATGAATCATTCCAAACCCTAGTATGATCATCAGGGTCTAATTGTCTGAAACAATCTATAATTAAATAATCATCTTTAGTAACACTACCCCAATCAATATCAAGATATAATCTATCCATTCTTTTATTAAATCTTATTTGCTTCTCTGTGGTTAATAAGAAATTAATATCTTCAAGATATGTTTTGGTCATCGCATAGGTTAATAGTTCAGTGCTCCCCCAATAATAAATGTCATTTAAGAATAGTTGATATTTCACACTAAACATATTATTAGTCATAGTGTTGGTTCCATCAAAATGATATATCTTTGTTACACCAATAACTGACGGAGGAATTTGTAAAAAATTACTATTTTCATGATAAGTAAAGGTAGTTGCTGTTCCTACAATACTAGCTTCTGCAGTTTCTGTGGTTATACCTGTTCTCTTCTTTCCTGTCTCCATCGAGGCTCTTCCTCGATCAATATCTTCATCAGTAATTTTGTATTTTAAGTATGCCTGAGATACACCATCAAAATGCCTCTCTTGAAAATACTGAACTGCATCATCGATGATATCATCTACTTGTTCATCAGCAACATTAATTTCCAGCACGGGAGCACCCAGTTGCCTTCTGCAATAATCTGCTAATTCTGATCTACTTGATGGAGATGCCATTTATACAATTACCCCTTGATATATTTATGGTGCGGAAGCTATGCCAGTATATACTAGGATATTTCCATTTACTATATTATAGATGGTTGATCCAGAACTAACTAAAACATTATATTCATATCTACCCTCTGAGAGATTTGTGGTTGCAGTAGAACCCATAGATATTTCAAAAATACCACCACCAGCACTTGTAAAACCTACAGTAAAGGTTCCTGCTGCAACTGTTGTAGCTGCTACTCCTGCACTTTTTTGCATTTGAGCAGATCCAGACCAAGCAGTGGTTGTTGCTGTTCCTTGAAAATCAAAAGCAACGTCAGAAGTATCAACTACGTTAAAAGTAGTTGTGAAATCTGAACCAGTAAATATGGTTAAATTTGCAGCATATGGCACACCTGCTGTTGGGTCAAATGTTAAATTTTTACTTGCCATTGACCAGTTCCTTTAATAGAGATTTAATTTCACCAATCTCACCTTTTAGATTAGCAAGATCTTGTTCCATAGATTCCACCCTTTCATTTTTTAAATTTTTTGCATTTCTAGATGCAACGTAATGTTGATAATCCAATGAATTTACATTAATAATAGTGCCTGTATGAGGATCTCTTGCGAGATCCTTATGTCCTTCAATATTGTAAGGTTCCATATTATGCAAGAGCCATTACACGTAAATCTTTAACCTTCGGAACAAATACTTGACTTGTTGATGTTAAAAGAAGTTTGATTCTATAATATCTAAATGAAGGTAAAGAATCCACAGTGAAAGTATACTCCTTAAATGCTGAATTATCACCAAAACCATATTGACTTGATGGAGTAACTAATGAATCAGACAATCCATCACTATTTTGTGCGGTGATTATTTCACCCCTACTATTCAAATTATTAAAACCAGGAAATGGAGTAAAGATTGGTTCAAATCCAGGATCACCTCCAACAGCATAGAATGCTCTAATATTGGAATCAGGATTGGTATGACCCGATAATATTATCTTAATTGACGTAGCAGCATTCTCTAATTGAAGTTCCTTAGTAATATACTGGCAAGCAGTAGGATCATCAATAATAGATTTTACTCTACTGTCTGTAGCAAAATTACTAATCACACTATTAACTCTATTATTTGTAAGAATAGTGCTTACTCTTTGTGCATCAATAACTGGACTTACTTTACTATCAGTGGTTGCGAGAGTTAATCTCATCTGTAGAGACTTATTTCCCTCAATTTCATTTAATTTTTCATCCTCATTTATTTTAGAATAAACTGCTCTTGGAGTATCAAGGAAATTTGGTTCACCTATTGCAATAGATTCAAATCCTTCATCAAGGTATGAAGTTTCATTTCCACTAATACTCGTGGAGGAGGTGGTTCTTACTTCACATCCTAAAGTTGTTCCCGTAGTTGTTACATTATGAACTATTGGAGTAATAATTTCAAATGGCATATTTTGTGTTGCCTTTATTGAGTATCCTCCAGTAGACTTGGTTTTGTTTATGTAAAGTTTAGGGAATCCAACATCAGTGCTTCTGTCTTTTGTTGTTATTCCATCACTAGTATCATCTTCCATCGAAAGTTTGATATTATAAGAATCAAATCCAATCGATCCTGAAGGTGATGTGGATGTGGAGGTTGAAAGACCATGAGTTGTATTAACTCTTGCTAAAGAAACTCCACCAATCTCATACTTATGAACAGGAGTGCCCACTGGATGATTAATCTTATTACTACCTCGTGAGGAAATAGTAATCACGTTACCAGTAACATTATTATACTGAACAATTTCTTTTCCTATTTTTACCAATCCAACATTAGTTGTTCCAACTCCAACATTTTCAAAGTTTTCATATATGGAACCATCATCAACACTAAATGAAGATTCATTACCAGTCTCTAATTCAATACTTAACTTAGATGGTTTAACATCAGACTGAACATCTGATATCTTAACTCTATTTTGTGTAGAATACATTCCATGATTCTTATGATTGACTTTAAAATGCAATCCATCAGATTCAACATCAATAGAACTAATCTGAACATCTCCACCATTAACAAATCCAAGTTCAGTCTTAATACCAGAACTATTTGTGTAGAAAAGAGTGTTAGCAGTTCCAACAACAAATTCACCCTGAACACTATCAATAGTTAATTCATTAGTCATTCCAATACCAGTAATACTAAATCTAGCAT